ACAGCTTCTCTGATTTTTTGCATTTCTATTTCAATCTCTCTTTCTTCTTTTGTTAAAGGTAATAAAGTCTGTTTGAAATCAAATTCCTTTTTTAAAGCATTTACTTTTCCTGTTACTATACTTTTTGAACTTTCATCTAACCTTATTCCCTCTTTTTTTGTATTTATTATTTGTTGTTCTGCAACTATTAGATCATTTATAATTTTTCTGGCTTTTTGTTCATCTCGTTCGTCTACTTGACCAAATAAACCTGTCCCTTTTTTTTGATTTGTAATGTTTAAAATAAGTTCTTCTCTACGTTTAGGATTTAAACCTCCAAGTCTTTCAGTTAATTTTCTTGTTTTTAATAAGTTTGCTATTTCTCTTCCTTGTGCTGAATCATCAAATTGCCCTGTTTTTTCTGCTTGCCCTTTTAACGTAGCCCTCTCTACCTTACTGCCTACAAGTTTTAATATTCCAGAATCTTCTACAAATTCAGCAAATTTACTCTTCATTAGAGTCATTATTCTTGCAAATTGATTTCCTAATTCTTGAAAATCTTTTCCAAAGTTAGTTACAGCTTCTACTCCATCGTTTCCAATCAAATCAATCATTTTATTTCTTGCTTCTGCAAATGCTTCTTCTTCAAGACCTAATTTTTGTAAAACTTGAATATTTTCTTCAAATTCTGTACCAGCAACTCCTAGAGATTTAACTACTGCTGCAACATCTTTTGTTCTTTCATTTAATGCTTGTCCTAATTTTGATATTTCAACTGAAAAATTTTGAATTGCTGTAACAGCAGAAGTAGCAGCTAGACCTCCAGCAAAACCTCCCATTTGTCCACCAACTAATGATCCAATACCACCACCTAATGCACCAGCACCAGCTACTAATGGGCCTTGTCCGAATAACAAGGGGAATGCACCAGAGATAATTGCACTAGATAGAGCACCGCCCCCACCTCCTGCTCCAGCAGCACCTCTGCCAGAACTTCTTGGCTGACTAGCAATATTTCTTTTATTTGCAGTTGTTTGTTTATTTCTTGTATTTAATATTTGTTGATCTGTTTTTAAGATTTGTTTTTTTATTGCTAATTCTTGTTTTAAAAGTTTACTAGCACCAGAAGTACCTTTTATGCCTTTTTTATTAAGTGCAGTAATACGTTTATCTAATTTTTCAACAGCAGCATTTATCTTATTAAGATCCCTTAAACCTACACTCCTAATTTTTATCGTCTGATTAACAGTAGCCACTAATTAGGACATAGATATTACTTATTCTATAATACTCGAAAAAATTATCTAGTTCTACGAATTTTTTGATATTCTTTTTCTTGTTCTTCATTTACTATTGAAAAATAAGCACTCCAACCTATAAGTTCTTCTAATGTCATAGTTCTTACTTCGACAAGACTCTTCCCTAATTCTTTTGCTACACCAAACTGTAACATCATAAGATTATCTCTTTTTAATTGGGCAGCTAGTTCTTTGGGTCGATTGTATCCTCTTCAACATTAATAACAGCAAGCATTAAACTTTGTAAATCACTATCTTTTACTTCATTTTTTAACACATCAATCTCTCCTGCACTAAAAAGTTTTCTACCATTTGAATCTTGAGCTTTAGCAATAAGTAATTGTAAAGCAAAAGCATTTGCATCATCGCTTCTAGCTTGTTTTTGTGCTCTTTCTCGTTCTGCCATTGTTAATGGTGTTATATACATTTCTAAAACAGAACCATCAGATAATGTAACTTCTTTTTTAATTGGTTCAAGATTTGCAGCTTTTCTAAGCTTATCTAGTGCTGATAAATTATTTACCATGAATAAAAATAATATTATATTTATATTATTCTAATATAAAACATAAAAAAACCCCAGATAATCTGAGGTTCGTTAAGTTATGCTAATTTAACTAAGCAGATTTAGATAAGTCAAATGTAGGAGCAGCACTAGGTCTGAAGGCTATTTCTACAACCTGTCCGTCATCTGGGTTTACGTTGAAACTTGCAGAAGTAAGAATAATATCTGCCAAAATTGATCTACTTGCGTTTTGATCTACGTTAGCACCACTCATCTGACGATCAATGTACAATCTAACCTTTGCACCAGCTTGCTGACGTTGGATAACGTCTTCAACCATTCTGCTAGATAGAAGTGTATCGTCATCTGTTGAATAAACACTAGCAGAACCACTACCATCAGCAAAACCTGAGATGAAAGTTCTAAATGGTGCAGTTTGAGTAACAGTTTGACCAATACTTGTTACGTCAATTTCTGCTCTGGTTATTTCAAAACTCCATTCTCTTACAGATCCAACAACTAATGGTGTAGTAAATGTAATGCTTGCAAAAGTTCCTGCTGTAAAAGTAGGTGCTGCTGAAGCTGTTAATGCTGCTCCTCCTGCTGTTGCAGAAAGTGTCATAACACCAGTTGAAGCATCATAAGTTTTTACAAAATGATCTCCTGCTGCAATACAGTTAGTTACTGTTGATCCTCCTGGATATGCAAGTGTTACTGTATCGTTAACTTTGTAACCCAACTGAGATCCTACAGTAATGTTTCCTCCTGATGAAGGAAAAGCTGTAGCTAAGAGAGTTGTTGCACTTGTACCAGCAGGAGAATAATATAACGCTCCCGAAGTACCCGATAGAACTGTAGCCATGATTAATAATTCTAAGGTTTGAACATACGGGTACTACCCGATATGTCTATAGGATAACCTAAATTTAAACAATAATTCAAGAAATAACTGTAGCTTGAAAATTTGTTTCGATTGTTGATACAAAGAAAGGTCTATCATCTGCAAAAGTAGGCCCAGTAACCTCTCCAGTTCTTACATAAATTCCACTCGTAGGCTGTCCTGTATTGTTTAATGTTTCAATACTGGTAAATGCCGTATTAATTAAAGTTTGGCTTCTAGCTGGTCCTTTATCCTTCTCGGCAAATGCTCTTACTGTAACAATTCCTCTTACATTATCTAATGAGGAATTTAAACTAACTTCAGTTGTTAGACCAAATTGAATATTTACATAAACAAATTCACTATCGGCATCAGAAGTAACATCTCCAAAATTATCAAAAAATACTGGTACGGCAGGACTTAATGCTGCGTAAGCTGTCTTTATTGGTGTTTCAAATTTTGCTCTAATTCCTTGATAGTTCATTTTACTCTTCTGTATATCTTGTTATAACCTATTTTTGCATCTTTATTCATCGCTCCACCATTTGAATAAGTTTTAAACCAATCTAAAGGTGCTGTCGCACGACCTAAAAATGCTCCTGTTTGTCTACCTACATCTGCATCTGTATTACTTACAACTTCATCTAAACCTCGATAACCTTGTCTAATACCTTGTTGAATAGCCTTAGATGTTACTTTTGGTGGAACTTTAAACGGAGTAAAAGGAGCTACATCTATTGCTTGGTCTGCATAAGGAGCAACATTATGGACAGTAAACACTGCTTCATTTGATGATCTTAATATTTTTGCTTTCTGTCTGGACTTTAATAGTCTAATTTTTAAAGGTACTGCCTCTCCTCTTGTCTTTTTTCCTTTGCTATTAAAAGACTTTATGGGAGTATCAATACTCCAAGAATTATTAAATCTACCTGTCCAGGATGGGCCAATATCTTTTAATTTGTTTACTACTGTGTTAGCAGCTTCCATTGGAGCGTTAAATGCTACATCATTTGTAACCCTATCAAAATCTCTTAAAAATTTTTTTAGATCGTTTCTTGCCATTATTGTGGCCTCGCAATAACTGTATGAAGTATAGGATTATCTCCCCTCGATGTATTAATACTAATGATTCTTGCAACTTTATTTACTCCATCTTCTGCATATTGAATCCTATCTTTAACTTTTGGATAATATGTTCCTAATTCATCATTACCAAAAATAATTTTTAAATCATTTGTTTGGCTCGTACCTTCATAAACCGATCCAGAAGCACTACTTATTATTGCTTTCAACTCAATATTCGTATCAGATCCACTTACTTCTCCTGTAGCCGTATTATAAGTTTGAGATGTAGCAGTCTTAATATAAGTAATATCAATACCAAAACTATCTAATAATTGTTTAGGTAAACTTTG